AACGAAACCACGTGCTTTTGGCTCAATTCCAAGTGAAGTTAGTTTATCTATCGCTTCAAGTTTGGCAGTTGCCAACGCTTCGGCTTCGGCCAGTTTGGCTTCCTTGTCTAATCTGTTTTGTGCCCATTGCGCTATCTGCGCTTCATATTCTTCAGCCGTTAAATCGGTATAGCCATTTTCCTCATCACCGATTCGCAAGCCATTAGGATTTTCCGCTCTAATTATTTCAATCATTTCTATAAGTGTTGTCATTATGATTTCGCCAATCCGTAGATAGTAACTGTTCCACTAACATTTGATGATGATGAATAAACCTTAAAGCCTGTGCAGATTTTATTTGCTCCTGCGCCTGAAGCAAAAGAACCATTAAACCAACTTGCTTGACCATTGCCCCCGTCATTCCATTGGCCCCAACCGTTACCTTTATTGGTATTATTTCCAACATTTCCAAAATACATAACACCATAACCTGGCTCTGCTGAAGAGCCAGTTGCAGCGGCCATATTGATAAAATCAGCCGCAGATTGTGCTGAACCTGTAACAGTGGATAAACCTGTGCTCATTGCTATTCTGTTAAAATAAACTGAGCCAGCAATATCTGAGGCTTGGTATCGCAAAGAAAGATAAGGGTCATCTGTGCTTGTTGCAGCATAAAATAAATTAAAATACACAATGTAATTTTCATAGGTTGTTGTAAAAACACCGTCAAAAGTTTGACTTGCAACACCGCTAAAAGTTGTGCGGCTAATTAAAGTCATTGCGCTGCCGCCTGCAGGAGTAGCCCATTTCAAGCCTGTTGCAGCGGTACTATCCGCCACAAGTGTTTGGCCGTTTGTGCCTACTGCTAGACGGTCATTGGTTGTTGAGTAAGTGTATAAATCGCCTTTAGTTGTCAATGGACTATCGGCAGCATCTGATGCAAAGAATATGGCCGCACTAGCGGAATTGAAATAAAGTGTTCCAGCATCATATTGTTTCAAAATAAGGGTTGCGCTTGTGTTTACTGTTGCCGTTCCTGCTGTAATTGTGCAAACGCCCGCACCCACATTTTGAATTTGCACACTATCGCCTGCACTAAATAAAGCCGTATTGACAGTGATAGTTGTAGATCCGGCAGCGTTCATTTGAACGACTGTTCCAGCATCGGCAGCTACTAAAACATAACTTGTCGTTTTTGCCGTTGTTGATCCACCACCCATAGCCGTCTGTTGCAAACTGGTCATTTGCGCGGCGGTCAAAACTTGACCGGTTGTGAAAGTTTGCTTTGCCATTGTTCCCCCTTAGTAACTTAAAACGCCCTGGTCAAGTATGCCCCATAGTACGCTATCTAAAATGAGCCCATCAATTATGGGTTCAAGTGTCGTCATTTTAACTCGCCAAAAATTTGGACTGATTTCCATAGACTTGCCAAAGACTTGAAGAGTTTTGGTCAGTGTCGTTGATCCAGGTTGGTTGGTTGTAATGGTTACTGGGTCAAAATAATCAAGGTCCAAAGCTGCAATAATTCCGGCATCATAGTTGGCCGTGTATAAATCTAACTGAATCTCATCACATCTGACGGATGTTTCAGCCCTTGAAGCAACATATGCCTGAGCATAATTCAGGGCCGTTGCAGTGTCCTGCATTAGCAAATTTTGTTGATTATAGGAATGCAAAAAATACTTGGCAATACTGGCCGCATCTGAGGCCGTTTGTGTGGCCAATCCCGTGGCAGTGATGTTGGCTTCATTATAGACAAGCGTGTCATTTGTTACCCATACGGCGTTAAAATAATCAATGGCCGTTCCATTGTCATTGAAAACCACTGGGCTTGCGGCCACACTAGAGGCAGTGACAGAACGGTCTTGAAACACAAAACTGCCTGAAGCATCCACATAGAATGCGCCAAATTCAGTTGTCTCAATTGTTTGACAAGCTGCTAAAGCTGTTCTTGCCGTGCCTGGATCTACCTGAACCGTGGTCAGGCCCGGATCTATGTCCCTCATGGAAGTTGGCCACGCTATTTGGTCAAGCAAATTGTTGATTCTTGCACCGGTTAATTGACCCGCGCTAGTGCCCGCCACGGTAGAAATCTGAGCATTTTGAGCCAACCTGAATGCATCAACCGCCTGGATTGTCGTATAAACAACATCACCCACGCTTGATTGAGGTGTGGATGTCGAATAGGAAGTGATGAATCCGCTAAAGATTGGATAAGTTATTGCGCCATAGGTGGCAGTTATTTGCACTTTACGCATTGGCGTAAGGAGCTGATAATAGGGCCCCGAAATGTTCATTGGGTTGAAATAACCATTCATGTCAACAATGCGCAATGAAAGTGTGCCAGTTTGAAATTGGTCTGCCTGAGCATTACGGCCACGCTTTGTATTAATTGAATCAACAACATCTGAAATATCCACAATAACGGAAGCTGCATCGGCAAGGATATTTGTATCTAATATGCCCTGATCTAAAACCATTGCTTGTGCAAAACTGGGGCCCGTGCTGAAATTAATAAAAGCATTGATTGTTGGGATTGTCATGCCGGTAATGCCCCTGCATAAGTCGTCAAATAACCACGGCGTGCAATTTCATTAAGTGCCATTTGGACGGCATCAACAATAGTGTTTTCATCAGCCATGGACGGACCAGTGTTAACCACGACATTGAACGCAGCCGCGGGCACTTGACCTTCACCTTGTCCAGCACCGCCACCTGAACCCGCGCCATAAATTGGAATTACAATTGGAGTGTCGGGCATGTTAGTTCCAGCATCAAAAATTTCTTGTGCCCATTTTTGCGCATCAGTAGTCGTCCCGCCGCCTTTAGATCCGATTGCTCCACTATTGTCGGGCTTGATTGCGGCAGGGCCTCCGGCAAATGGCATAGTTGCTCCGGCATTGCCAAATCGTTCTTTTGTGTATTCCAAAGCTGATAACCATTTAATAATGCCAGTTGATGCATATCCTGCGGATGTGGCCAAATATGCTAATGCTTCTCCAGCTTTTATTTCTTGGGCTAGTTTTTCCGCTTGTGCCTTAACCAAGGCATCATTTGCAGCTTGTGCCGTTTTACCGGTTTCATCAAGAATGGCAATCTGAGCCTTGATGCGTGCTTTTGTTTCCTCATCAGTAGCTTGATTCAATGCAGCATTAAGCCCAATGCGTTCTAGGTCAAATTTGGCTTTAAGTTTGTCTAAAGCTTCTTGATCCTTTTTCATTTGCGCTTCTTCTTTGGTGGCCTTGTTTTTAGCAACAAGGGCCAGGTATTCTTCACGCTTTTGAGCTGCTAATTTCTTTTGATATGCCACTGCCGCGGCTCGCTCGCCAGGGCTTTGTTGGCCGTATCCAGTTTTTACATTTGACTGGCCTAATCTCATCAATGAACCTAAAGGCCCGGCGGAAAATGAATCGCCAAGCGTTCTGACAATTGCGTTGAACAATGGAATTGATTTCAATTTTCCGGCCAGGATGCCAATGCCACGAATAACATCGGCGGTATTTTGTGCCAATGTTTCCATAGCATCAGCAGTGTCTTGAACACTGTTTGAATCGCCCATTTGTGCAAGAGCATCCAATAAACCTTTTCCAATAATTTCTTTGACATTTGCTGAAGCAACGCCAAGCTTTGCCATTTGACCAGCATATCCACCCATTGCGGTTAATGCTGAACCCTTATATTTGGCAGTTAATTCAGCCGTAATTTTGTTCATGTCGCCCGTAGCTAAAGTAGCCTTAGAGATTGCCCCACCCATTTTGCTAAGTGCGGTCGTATTACCTTGGAAACCTTTGGCCAAAGCCGTGCTCACTGAGCTCAAATCTTTGCCAGTGTTTGCGCTTATATCTAAAGCAAGGTTTAAAGCATCCTGAGATTTAGTCACATCCCCGGTTGCAGTGAGCAAAATTTGTAAAGCCGGTCTCAAATTATCATCAAGCACGCCCGTTGTTTTTTGAAGTTTGCCAATAAAATCTTCAACGCCTGTGGCAGCGTATTGAGCCCCAACATTTTTAAGTGTATTTGAAAGGGATCGCGCGGCCTTTTCATCTGCTGCAAAAGCCATGACTGATGCTTTACCAAATTGCAAAATCTTTTGAGCAGCAAATACCCCTGCAAATGTTTTGCCAAGGGTTTTGATTGTTTTATCAAATGCGCTTATGTGCTTTTTAGCTTGATTCAAACCCTTTGGGTCATACCGTGTGGTTGCACTAACTAATAAATTTGGCATTATGAGGCCAACTTATAGCCGAATTGCGTACCTGCACCGCCGGTGGCGTTAAATATCTTGACGGCTTTATCAATGGCATTTGTCACGGCTAAGGTTGCTTTTCCTTGGTCTTGTTCCCAAGCCTTAAATATCAAACGGCCGCGCTCTTTGTCTTTACCGTAAAGACTGCCCATAGCTCCAATGAATAATTCACCAGCCCTTGGATTGTTGGATCTGCCCTGTTGACCGGATTGAACACGGCCCGCAGTTTCATAAATTGCGCCGGCTGCTGAATTGTTGCGCACATAATATTGAGCCCGATAGCCCTGACGATTTTGGATGCTTTTGCCTTGACGGTAAACAATCCCGGCCTTGACTTCAGCAGTGTCAAAAAGGGGGAATTTGCGCACACGGCCACTAATGTTGAACACGGCTTGGCTCTGTACCTTGCCGCGCTTTTCCCAGCCTGAAAGATATGTTGGGAATCCTTGCGGCACATCTCCACGGGCTTTATCACGAATTGTTATCATTGCAGCTTTGATTTCAATGTTCATTTGCTTGGTTAAGTCTCGGTCAAACTTACGCATAGCCTTTAAAGTGGGTTCAACGCCTGTTATGTTTAGCGGCACGGGCCCTCTCCTTCGCTCTGTCGTTTAGTACCTGAAGCACGGCTTTAAACATTCTTTCATCAAGATCTAAAACTTCATTTGGGCTTATTTTGAGCTCCACCGCTAGTGAGGCCACTAGGTAGGTGAAACTTGCCCGTTCTATTTTTTTAGAGGCTCGTCATCCATAACTTCAACTGAAATTAAGGTTGCTAAGAATTCTTCTCCAAAAGGTGGCAGCACTTCAATGCGAGAAAGCGCATTATGACATAGCCAGTAAATGTCACTCTGTTTTTCCTCGTCACGAAATTGTTTATGAATTCCTTTGCCTGTGTACTTTTCAAACGCATATTCAACCAAAGGGGTGATTGGAACAATCACATCCCCTGAGGCCCTGGTGATTTTCAAGCGTGCCATTTTTGCTCCTTAGAATGCCACTGTTGTTGAAACGGTGACTGTTGTGTTTACTGTGAATGAGATGCTAGATGCAGCTTCATCGCCAACGCCGCCTGTACCCACTGGGGTGAGGTTGTTGACAAAGATTGAAAACTGATAAGACGGATTTGTTGCGCTTACTGCGGTTCCCTTGACCGTAATCATTGAAACGGCCAATGTTGTGCCAAAAGCCGCATTCAATGTTGTCATGACTGCTGATGCTGCCCAGTCATTGAAGAAGTCGATTTGTAAAGTTGCGCTTTGGAGGCCAGCCACTACCTTATGAGCCTGATCGCCCATGGTTGTGACCTCAAGCTCATCAACGATCTGCGTCAAAGTCACTGCACTCACATATGATGAGATGTCAATTGATGGAGTTGTTGGCGCGGCTGCGGTTGCAAGTTTCACGCCAACATTGTTATTTAAATAGATTGCCATGTGTTATTCCTCTGTTTCTGTTGTCGTTGGCTTCGCAGCCTTTGTGTCCTTGATCTGACCGACTTTGACAAGCCAAGCCAAATTCTCTGCGTTTGTTTCGCTCATTTTATCTCCTATGACCAAGTTGTTAAGACTGTTATGGAAAAATCCGATGTAAGCATGGGCCCACTCGGTGCATCCAACACTGAAGGAGCTGATGCACCGGTTATGTTGAACACTAATGATGATGAGGCTAATTTGTTAAACACGGCCACAATCGTGTTTTCAATGCCGTTCAAATTTCCCTGGTTGTCCAGATATGGAACGGTCATGATAATTTTGAAATTTGCCATGCAAGCAATTGAAGATTGTGAGTTATTTGACGGAACTAAATAAGGGTCACTGGGCGCAACTATCACTGAGTTGGCAAGAATTACTGGGGGCGGAAAGCTGAAAGTTGACCACACACCGGCATTGGCTAAAGCCGTTGCTATCGTTGTCCGTAATGTTGTTAGTGCTACTGGTGGCATCTTTCATCCGACCATTCCTGCGGGTGACAGATACGGAGCCAAGAGGCCTCTGATACTGGCCATAAGTGTGTTCGACATTCTGAATGGGCTCGGTGCGTATCCATCAACACCCATGCCGCCATTTTGCGTAGCTTGTCGAGATTGCCAAATATTTGTTGCCAAAATCATTGCAGCGGAACGGATTGCTGGTGTTTGAGCATATGTCGCGGTTTTATCATCAGGGCCGGCCATTAATCCATAAGGTTGAACCAAATGGATTGGATCATCAGCAGCAACATTTGCAAATTGAATGTATTGGTATCCAAGAGGATAAACCCACCGACTTGGAAGGTAAGGGGCACTCACTGAAGATGGATAAGGGCTTGTGCTTGTAATAGTTTTAACGCCGTTATATCCGGAACCGCAACCCGTAATTGTAATTAACTGACCAACAACAAATTGAGCTGGATTGGCAATAATGCATGTTGCAACATTATTTGAACGCCCAGTTGCGACAACTGGTGCGGTGTTAAACCAAAGAAATGCATTGATGAGGTCTTGTGCAGTTTGCGCGCATTCTTCAACTGTGGCGTCTGAATATAGAGTGCCAATACCAAGCGAATCGCGTAATTCTTGCATAGTCACATAAGTTGCGGCCATCATCATCCTCTCTTTGATAAGGCTTGCAGGGCCAGGGCCTCCTAGCCCTGCAAGCGGCTTAGGGTTTTATCAGGTTAGGTTAAAGCGTTGCAGACCACCTGAAACAAGTGTCTTTGTCGCAAAATAACCATAAAGCATTGTTGAAATTTCACCAGTCGCAACAACATTAACTGAAAGTGTTAATTTTGGTGATTCGTAAACTGCAATGCTCATTGGGTTAACAATGAAAGCGCAATCATCAATTGTTGTGCTGACCATGTTTTGGTCAACCCATAGATCCAAGCCCATCATGTCTCCGCGCAATCCGCGTGGAGTTGATTGGCCATTAGCGTTCATTGGGCTAGCTGCATTAAATATGCTGCGCCCCGTGGTATCCAAACTTCCGATTAATAGCGACCAAACGGAAGTGCCTGCAATGAATGCAGTTGCAGTTTCTCCGCTTGCTGCATAAACGGCTGGTGCAGCTTGTGCAACATATGCCTGAAGTCCTGCAATTGTTGCAGCTTGTGTTGATGCCTGTGTACCACCGCTCACAATTTCGGCGATGACCGCAGCATCACTGGCCTTGGCGTACGCTCGCAAACAATTCTCGTACATTGCAGAATAAAAGCTCGGATCTGATCTGTCGAGCAATTCTGTGCTATATACCTGTGTGCCGGCCAGTTTGACCACAGTTGCGTTCACATAGGAGCTGACAATTTGAGTTGCAGCAGTTGATGCACCTTCAGCAACGGTTCCGATTGTCGCATTGGTTGTAATTTTTGGATGTGCAATTGTCATGCCTGATGGTGCAAGTGCGCGTGCTCCACCTAGTGCATCAATTGTTGGGCGTGACATAACTGATGTATCAATAACGCTTGAAACATATTGTGTCGGATTGAATGCAGGATTAGTCGTGAACGAATCGTTAGCTGCCTCAATCTTTTTTGCTTGTGCATCTGCTGCACGAATGTAATCGCGTGATGTGTCATTGCCCATCTTTGCTTTGATTGCATGCTCAAGATACTGTGCTTGTGTCTTAATTGGTGAGCGAACTTCGCCAACAATGTAAGATGCTGAAACAACTGGGCGTGAGGCATCCACAACGGGAGCCTCTGCCGCAGTTTCTGGGGCTGTATTATCTGGGGCTGTCGTCATGACATCCTCACTCTCTGTCTCGGTTTCGACCTCAACGATTGTCGTATTGATCGTAGTTGTTTTAGTGCTTGTGCTTGTTGTATTTGCCGCTTCGATTTCTGCTTGACTCGCGACAACGCTAGTGACATTCGCATTTTCGAACGCCGGAGATTCGACAAGGGAGACCTCGATGAGCCTCGCGCTTGTAACTAAAAGATGATTGTCAGTAGGCTGAGATGCAATCACTTCAACACCGACTGACAAACCTGAAACCAAATCTTCAGCTGCGAGGGTCAAATAATCTGTTCCCTTGCTGCTGCTAGAGATTTTGAACGAACCATAGATAAATTCGCCTTGATTGCTAAAAGATTGAGCACGGCCGATCGGATTATTTGGCTCATGTTGCGCAAGCAACTTAATGCGGCCAGGTGACGGAATCTGAATTGATCCGTGCTCAAAGACAACTGCGCCAACCGAAGTATGGCCAACGGCCCCATATTCCATGATTTTGCCTGAGATAATTCGGCGTTCTGTATCAGCCGCCTGAATTGGCGTGCTAAAGGTTAATTTCATGATGCATCTCCGTTCGGTGATAGATCTTCCATCATCTTGGCTTGGTCTAATGTGATTAATTGCAATTGCAACATCTTTTCAATTACTGCAAGGCGTGCCGTTGCATCAGCACGCAAAAATGTTTCATCGCTTGCAAAACGCACCACATTTTGAGAACTGGTGATGTCATTCATACTAAGCCTGTCCTCAATAGCGCAAACATAAGGAGCAAGTGTGTAAGCATAAAATTCTTTGCGTGCATCAAGAACATTTTGATATGTCATACTTTTATTTGCGTCACTTGACGCCATGTAAGCAGGGACATTCATTAATCTGCAAATTTCCGTGCTTAATGTTTGTTTCGCCGTGTCATACATCATTTCAGATGGTGAGAATGATGTTGTTTGATAATCCAAAGTGCTTGTGAGAAATGCAGTACCACGCGAATTTCTAGCTGCTTTCCAACTTGCAAGAATTCCTTGCACTTGTGCTTCTGGAAGATCAGCCCCGGAATTCCGAATATACCCGGACGGAATAGGAGTTTGGGCTGCAATTGCACTTGCTTTTTCTAAATCTAAAGCTGCACGAATAGTGCGGCCACCAGTTGCAAGAATTCCTGGTTGCAATGATTGGAATGTAATTAATGAGCCAATGCCATTTTGTGGTCGGATTTCATTGTCAACTGTGTAATATTCGACTTCAGTATTGCGTGCATTAAGTTTTGGTGTAACTCTTTCATTGGCAACCCACGCAAAACGCGCTGGCCTTCCATCATCAGAATAAGTTGCAGTAACTTCCCAATAAGCAATTTGATAAAATAATAATGATTGGACTGTGTAGGCAATCGTTACCGAACGCGGCTGACGAATATCAGGTTGTTCCAACCAAACTGGAGAACCTAATTCCTCGCCTGTTGTCTTGTTATATAATTCAAGGGGAATCCCTGCAATTGTTCCGCAAATTAATTGACGGCACTTTGAAACCGTAGGAACCTGCATGGCAGAATTTAGATCAATGCCGGCGTAATCAAAGCCCATTCCATAATCGCTCCATGCGCCAACACCGTAACCGGAATTCATTACCGCCGGGTTGTATTGACTTTTAAGCGTGTCTGAATCGTCTTTGACTAAACGCAGTGCTGACAAAATACCCATAGGCGGATAATAGCCCCATAGCACCCAAAACGGACATTCAAGTCATTTGGGATTTTGGGCGTGTCTAGCCGGCAACAATCATTGGAGTCGAAATCGGTTCCTGCATTTTGTGAACAATCATGGCCAGGGAGATTGGAGCTGAAACATCTCCCGCACTGGCCCTCCTCACAATTCGCCAACCACTGTCATTGGTTTTGGCCGCGCAAGCATTCATTTGGAGGTCAAACGATTCTTGACCCATGTGAACAATACGATTATTAACAATTGCATCCAGCAAATCCCCTGAAGCCTGGTAAAAGGCCGTGCCTGATACATCAACCATCCTGCAACCACTTGCTGCCAATCGTGCGGCAATGCTCGCCGTTGAGTAGTGGTCAAACATAATCATGCGCGGAAAATACTTGTCCACCCATTTGGTTTTGATGTCTGCTGCTATTTGCAGCTCATCAACTGCCGTGTCAGAACGCCATTGATCCATGATGCCCACGCCAATTTTCCCATTTGGGAGATATTGACCAGCAACCAAAGTTGCGGTGCGCTTTGATATTGCCACATCAAATGCAAAGAATGTGTCAGGGCCAATTGGCAATAAAAGGTTACTGTCGGCGCAGGCTTCCCATGATCCGATTGGCCAGGGGCTGCTAAGAGAGGAAACCCACATGCACATATGCTCAGGCAAGAATTTCTCCATAGGCATTACCGACAAAGCTTCTTCAAGGCCCGATTCTGTGATTGTGATGCCAAGGCTTGGATTTGAAGCGGCCCAAGCTGCACGATCCGTAGGTTTTGCATGTTGAGGCGCGGAATACTCATACCAGCCTAAAGTTGGCGATGGATATGAAAGGGCCTTATCCCTCAGATCGTTGAGCACATGGCTAAATGCATCACCGGCGTTGCTGCACACATATGTCTGAGCCTTATTACCCATTGCAATGGTAATTGGCTTAGCAGCTGCCCAGGCTTCTTCACTGATGTAACGCAATTCGTCCACAAATAGCAGATTGGCCGATTTGCCGCGTGCGCCGTCACTTGTTCCGGCCACGATTTCATAACGCGCCCCATTGAGTAAATCCAGGTGCTCTTTTCCATTGCCCCGATAGCCAACCTCACCACGATTAAGCTTGACTTGGCTTCTTAAGAATTCATTAGCCTCAATAATGGAACAAACCTTGCGGAATGTATCTTCAGCCATGCCTCGCTTAGACGACATTGCCACAACCGACTTTTCACCCAGGACGAACAAGCCAAAGAGGATGCGCAAGGCAATAAGCATGGTTTTGCCATTTTGCCGGCTAAGAATAACCGCAACGGTCTTGCGCTTGAAGGATCCATCACTATCCACGGTTAAAAAGTCATTGGCAATGAATTTCTGCCAGGGGAACAATGGATACCCACATTTTTCAGCAAACTCTGCAAATTCTTGGCCCCTGGATTTTCCTTTAAGGGGAATGCTCATGATCCGTGGTTTTACTGCTCCCACAAGCTTCTTTTTCTTTACCCCCACCTTGGCGGGTTTTGGATTGTCTATGACTAGTTCCATGATGGCCTTGCCTGACCTTCAAAGGGCCCAACAAGGCTCGAACCGGCTCGAACCGGAGAGAGAAGGTCGGG